TGGGTTATGAGCCCGAGGCCGTAGAGGCCGAGTATCAAGCCGAAAATGAGCGCGCCGACGCCGCTGGGCTCAGTTTCGATTCGGATGGTCGCCGGCCGGTGACAGGTCCGCCTCCCGACAAGGAAATCCCGCAATGACCGCACTCGATCGGCTCTATGTCGATGGCGAGATCCTGCTCTATGGCGATGTCGGGGATCCCTGGGGTTGGGGAGACGGGTTCACGCCTTCCGATGTCGCGCAGGCGCTCGCCCTGCACGGCGCCGGCGACGTGGTCGTCCGTGTCAACTCTGGCGGCGGCATCGCCTTTGATGGCGTCGCGATCTACTCGCTGCTGCGCGCTCACGCGCTGACCGGCGGCAAGGTCGCGATCGTCGTCGACGGCATCGCCGCTTCGGCCGCGTCGCTGATAGCAATGGCTGGCGACACCATCGAGATGCGCGCCGGTGCGATGATGATGATCCACGACGCCGCGGGCATCACCTGGGGCACGGCCGAGGATCACGAGAAGTCGCGCAACATGCTCGACAAGCTCTCCGGCCAGTACGCCCGGGTCTATTCGGACCGGTCCGGACGGCCCGATGCCGAAATCCGCGAGCTCATGCTGGCGGAAACCTGGTTCACGGCCGAGGAGGCCGTCGAGGCCAAGCTTGCGACCAGCGTGCTGACCGATGCGGCCGTCTCGACCGCCTCCTTCGATTACCGCGTCTACGCGCATGCCCCGGACGGGCTGCCGCGCCGCGTGAAGCCTACTTCCCCCGCGGCCACCGCCGCTCAACCCAAGGAGCAGAACATGACCGTTCGCCCCGATCCGGCGGCCGCTTCCGAGCAGAACGTCGATCCCAAGGACACCCCGAAGACGCAGGAGCAGAAGCCGGCCGCGAAGACCTGGACGGCGAGCTTCTACAAGTCCGCAGAGAAGTCCGGGCTGCCGCTCGCCGACCTGAACGCCATCGTCGAGGGCAACGGCTCGCTGGCCGATGCGCTTTCCGCGCTGATCGATGCCCAGGCGGAGGCCGGCAATCGCGACAAGCCGAAGGCGGGCGGGACGCCGGCCATCGTCACGGCCGATGCGCGCGACAAGCTGATCGAGGGCGCCGTCAAGGGCATCCTGATGCGCGCCGGCATCGAGGGCGGCGAGCGCAATGAGTTCACCGGCATGCGCCTCGAGCGATTGGCCGAGGAATCGCTCGTCCGCGCCGGCCTGCCGGTCAGCGGCAACCGCCTGCAGATGGTCGGTCGTGCCTTCACCATGATCGGCCGCCCGCTTGCGGCCGGGGGCATGCATTCGACCGGCGATTTCGGCACGATCCTCGAGGCCGTCGCCAATAAGTCGATGCTGGTCGGCTGGGACCAGGCCGATACAACCTATCAGATCTGGACGAAGAAGGGCTCGCTCTCCGACTTCAAGATCGCCAACCGCTACGGCGTCGGCCCCCTGCCGATGCTGAAGAAGAAGCCGGAAGGCTCGGCCTACGAGTATGCGACCCTGCAGGACAGCAAGGTCACCGTCATGCTCGTGACCTATGGCCAGGCCTTCGCGATGACCCGCGAGATGGTGATCAACGACGATCTCGACGCCTTCTCCGACATCCCGCGCAAGCAGGGCATCGCCGCCCGGACGACGGTCGACAGCCTCCCCTATGCGCTGATCATCGCCAACGCCGCCTTCATGGGCGGCAACACCCTGTTCCATGCCAGCCGCTTCAACCTGTCGGGCGCGGGCGGTGGAGCGCCGGCGAACGCTGCGCCTTCCGCCGATGCCTTCGAGGCCGCGGCGACCTGGATGCGGACCAAGCAGGTCGGCGGCACCGACGGCAAGACCCGCTACCGGATCAAGCCGAAATTCGGCCTGTTCCCGGTCGCGAAGGAGATGTCCGTCCGCCAGCTCCTCAATTCGTCGACCGAGCTCGGCCAGTCCAATCCGGCCCTGAAGAACCGCGCCCAGGGCTTCATCGAGCCGGTCTTCTCCGACTGGCTGGACGACGCCTCGACGCAGGCCTGGTACTTCGCCGCGGACAAGACGCAGGACACCGTCGAGGTCTCCTTCCTGGACGGCGTCGATTCGCCGTTCCTCGATCAGGAGAACGACTGGAACGTCGACGGCACCCGCATGAAGGTCCGTATCGATGCCGGCGCCTCGGCTCTCGACCCGCGCGGCCTCTTCAAGAACAACGGCGCCTGATCGGCACCCGCGATCCGAAGGCCTTTCGCCCAGCCCGCCGCCTCCGGGTGGCGGGTTTCGGAAAGGCCTTTCCCTTCATTCCATTGGAGTGCCAGACATGGCCAAGAACTATATCGCGCCGTCCGACCCCGTCACCGTGCCGGCGCCTGCCGGCGGCGTCGTCTCGGGCACGGCCTATCTGATCGGCGCCCTGTTCGGCGTCGCGGGCAACAGCGCAGCGCAGGGCCTCGGGTTCCCGCTTCATCTCCGCGGCGTCTGGGAGCTCCCGAAGACGACCGGCATCAACTGGCTGGTCGGCGCCAAGCTCTACTGGGACAACACCGCCAAGGCGATCACCAACGTCGCCGCGGGCAACACGCTAGTCGGTACGGCCCGCAACGATCGCGTCAACGCGGACACGGTCGCCGAAGTCATTCTCGGCATCGTCGCCTGATGGCCTGCGGCGGTTGCGCCGAGCGGGGCGAGCTTCTCGCCCGGGCAGGCACAGCCGCGGTTCGCGGGGCCTGGCAGGAGGCGGGGTCAGCGGCAAGAGCCGCCGCCGCCTCGGCTAAGGCTGATCTCGGCAAGGTGGCCGGCAAGGTCGCGCAGGCGGCGCAGGCCGCCCTGGCGCGGCGCAGATAGGCGAGGGCGCCCAATGAGCCTCGAGGTCCGGACCGACATCACCCTGAAGGGGCTCGACGCCCTGGTGATGGCGGCGGGGCCGAAGGCGAACCGGGCGATCGCGCGCGGCCTCAACCGCGCCGGCACGCCCGCCGCCAATGCCGGCAAGCGCAATATCCGCGAGGTGCTCGGCCTGCGGAAACACCCTTATGCCAAGGGCACAGTCACCCAGGCGGTGAGGCGTTACACGTCGATCCGCAAGGCCAATGCGGCGACGCTGACCTTCTCCATGGCCGGATTCGGCCGCGGCCTGCCGCTGATCTGGTATCAGCCGAAGGAAACCCCGGCCGGCGCCACCGTGCACTGGCTTGGCGCCCGCAAGCTCGTCCCGCGCAGCTTCTACCTCTCCGGCAAGTTCCCGCGCCGCAAGCGCAGCCGCATCTCGCATGCGGTCTGGGAGCGCACCGGCAAGGGCAAATGGGCGCTGTCGCGGCCGCGCGGTCCCGGCGTGCCGGAGGCGATGCAATCCCGCCCCTTCACCCGGGCCTGGGAGCGCGATGCCTCCGCCCGCCTGCCGCACCACATGAAAGAGGCGCTGCTCGCCGCGCTCCGGGGGTACTGATGTCGGCATTCGACGAACTGGACGCCATGGTGCTTGACGCCGCCGGCGTGCTGTTCGGCGATTGCGCGACGATCTACCCGATGCGCCCGGCCGGCAGCGTCAACGCCCCGTCCGAGGAAGATCCCGAACGCCCGGTCCTGACCGGCGTGACGATGATCCGCTCGGAATGGTCGGAGCGCGTGCAGATCGGCGGCAACGGCCTGCCGACGCCCGCAGGCGCATTCAAGCTCGGCGCGGCCGGCTTCCGTGTCGTCGCGACGGTGAAACATTGCGGCCTGGCCTGGGTGCCCCGGAAGTTCGACGAGATCGTCTTCGATGACCGGCCCGATGTTCGTTACCGCATTGCAGAGCCTATGCCGGACGGGCTCTCCGGCCTGCATCTCGGCCTGACGAGGTTGTCCGGATGATGCTCGCCCGCACGGCGCTGCGCCTCGCCGTCATGGAGACGCTCGCGCCTTTCGCGCAGGAGCGCCTGCCGAACCCGGCCTGGCCGACCTTCGCAGGCCGGTATGTCTTCGACACGCAGATCGGGCCGAACGCGCTCGCTGATGTCGATCCGACAGCGCCCGTAATCGTGGTGATGACCGACGAAACCTCGGTCAAGGCCGATGGCGACGACGTCACTGTGGCCTGGAGCGGTGCGCCCCAGACCGTCACGCTCGCCTTCGAGATCATGGTGCCGGTGGCGGTGCAGGATGGCGACCGCGCCGAATTGAAGGCCGTTGGCCCGACCGATGCCGCGGCCGAGGCTCTTCTCGACCTGATCGAGGAGCAGATCCAGCAGCGCCTGGCTGATGGCCGGATGAATGGCCCCTTGCTCCATGTCTTGAGCCAAATCGGCGAGGTGCAGAGCCATCCCTGGCGGGATGGCGACGCCGAAACGCAGCTTTCGGCGCGGCGCCTCGAACTGAGCTGTTCGGTCCTGCGCGGCGAGCTCTGGCCCTCGACCCTGCCTGATGACCCGCAGCCCTTCGACTATCTGCCGGCGCCGCTGGCGCAGGTCGCGAGGGCGCTGCCGGCAGGCAGCTACGGCCACAAGATCGCGACCATGCTGGGCAGCCTGATCGGCCGCCCGGCGGATTTCCTGGCGCTGAACGAGATGCGCCTGGCCATCAATTTGAAACGGGACGGCAGCGACACGCCGCCACCGCCCGCCAATGCCGCCCCGACGCCGCCCGAGGGCGATATCGGCGGCTCCATCACTCTCTAGACGAGGCGCCCATGAGCCTGACCAAGACCGTCGTCCTGGCGGACAAGGACGCGCGCGTGCCGTGGCCGGGCAAGCCCGGCAGCCTGCTGCCGGCCGAGCCCTTCGGGGTCTCGGTCGTCGATCCGTTCTTCGCGAGCCTGATCGCCGACGGGACGCTGATCGAGAGCAAGCCGGCGAAGACGCCGAAGCCAAATTCCTGAACCCATCCCTTTCACCGGAGCGCTGCGCATGAGCGTGCTGTTCAACAACATTCCGGGCAGCGGTCTCATCGCGCCCATTGCCGCCTTCGAAGTCAATTCCGGCGGCCAGTATGAAGGCCAGTCGTTCGGCGTGGTTCTCGGCCACAAGTCCGCCGCAGGCTCTCTCGCAGACAATGCGCTGACCCTGTGCTCGACGATCGGCGATGCCGCGGCGCTCGCTGGCCCGGGTTCGCAGCTCTATGAGACGTTCCGCGTGACCCGCAGGGCGGCGCCGGTGCAGCGGATCTACGTCGCCGCGATCCCTGTCACGGGCACGCCGGGGCAGTGGACCATCACGGTCGGTTCGCTCGCAGCGGCCGCCGGCGATGGTGTGCTTGAGATTGCTGGCCGCAAAATCAAGGTCGCCAAGGCCGCGAGCGAGACCGCTGCGCAGACGGCGACGACGATCGCTGCTGCGGTCAATGCCTTCGTCGATCCGCTGACACTGGCCTATCTGCCGGTTACGGCCTCGGCCAACACCAATGTGGTGACGCTGACGGCCCGCCACGCCGGCACGACGATGAACGAGCTCGAGATCTATGCCGACCCGGGTCTCGCCGGAAACGTCTATGGCGCTGGCTTGACGATCGCCCAGACCGTCCCGGCGACGGGAACGGCCTCGATTGCCAGCGTGATGGCTTCGCTTGGTGACCTTCCGATGGACTGGATCATCTCGCCCTTCGCTGACAGCACCAATCTCGATGCCGCGGCTGCGGCGCTCTCCGACATCTCGGGCCGCTGGGCTTGGAATGCGCAGCTGTACGGTCACTACTTCACCGTCAGCACCGGCAATGCCGGCGCCCTGACCTCGCTCGGTCTTGGCCGCAACGACCGGCATATCTCTGTGCTCGGCCGCACCGCTTCTCCGACGCCGGGCTGGGAGTGGATCGGTCAGTACGTCGGTCGCGTGATGCCCTGGCTCTCCGACGACACCAACGGGAACGCCTCGCGTAACCAGAGCGATCTTGTTCTCGAGGATGTCCGCCCACCGCGCGACCGCTCGCTCTGGCCGAACTATCTGGTCCGGAACACGTTGCTCGGCTCCGGCATCTCGACCTGGAAGGTCAACGGCGTCGACCAGGTCGTGATCGACAAGCTGATCACGATGCAGCGGACGAATGCGCAAGGTCTCCCGGACACGGTGTTCCGCGATATCCAGGCGATCGCGCAGACGATGCTCGGGCTGCGCTACATCCGCGCTGGCGTCGCCACCCGCAATGCCAACAAGGCTCTGGCCAGATCCAATCCGTCCAACCTGCCGACGATCGTCACGGACGATGATGTCAAGGCCGATTACATTTCGCTCTATGGCGACACGGTCGACCGTGGACTGTTCGAGGACAAGGCCGGCTTCGCCAAGCGTCTGAAGACCGCCATCGACGGTTCGAACCCCGCTCGGCTGAATATCGGACTGGATCTCGACCGGGTCAGCCCGCTCGACATCTTCGCCAATAACGCGACCTTCTGGGCGCAGTATCCCGCCGCGGCGTGAGCGTCGTCGTCACGGCATAGGCCCGCCGCGCGCCGGCGGGCTCCTTTCCCTTCCATCCGGAGCGTCCGCGCATGTCGAATTTCGGCGGCATCATCAAATTCCGCTTGCCAACGGGCCAGAACCTCGCGGTGCGCGGTTCGATTACTCGCAACCCGTCGAATCTCTCGGCCGAGGCAGTGACTAACACCGACGGGTCGGTCGACCGCACCTTCACGGTGCAGGGCTACCGCTTCGCCATGTCGCTGGCGAGCAAGGACAAGGACGGCAATCCGATTGATGTCGCCGCGCTCCTCGCGCTCGACAAGGTCGATTTCGTCTTCCTGCACGATACCGAGCGCACGGACTATCACTACGGACGGGCCGTGCTGATCGGCGACCCGCAGGACGACGGTATGACCGGGGAACTCTCCGGCCTCTCCGGCGTCGCCGAAACCTTCCTGCCGGTGGCGCGATGAGTGCCCCGGCGCCCCGGCGCGAGGATCTGCCGGACGGCTCGGTCCGTATCCACTTCGCTGCGCCGATCGTCGACCAGGGGAAAGCCCGGCTGTTCTGCGACTTTCGCCCGCCGACTGTGGGCGAGCTCATCGATACGGGCGATCCCCGTGCGCTGGTCATGAGCGCCGATGGCGTCGGCACCGACTATGTCGACCGCATCGCTTTGCGACGCTGGGGCGAGAAGCTGATCGTGGGGCATGATTTCGACGTGATCGCCCGCGAGCGCGACTTGCGGCTCGGGATGCTGATCGAGGGTGTTCTCCTCGGTTTTTTCGAGAACGCGCGGATGTGGTTGAAGGCCGGGTCCGCGCCCTTGACGAACGGGGATACGGCCTCGCCGCCCTCGAAAAACTGACGCTGCCGGCGCTGGCGCGTCGGGCGTCCTATTATGGGGTCGGGCATGGTCACGGTCGTCCGCGCTGAAGCGGTCCTGACGGCGCAGAACAAGCTCCGTCCGGGTCTGGCTGCTGCTGCAGCCGAGCTTGGCAGGTTCCGCGCTATGCAGGCAAAGGCCACAACGGCCTTCACCTCGACGGCTGCACGAGCCATGGCATCGGCATCGCAACGAACCTCGGCGGCTATGGCCGCTGCCCAAGGTCGGTTGCTTGCTGCCGGCCGCAGTCAGCTTGTGACATTGGGTGGTCCGGCGGCCTTGGGCGCGTCCTACAAGCAGTATGCCGACATGGATCGCGGCATCACCCGCATCGGCCTGACGGCCAATGCTTCGGCTGAAGAGCTGGCAGGTGTCCGCAAGGAGATCGAGGGCATCGCTTTCGAGACGGCGCAATCCTCTGCGAAGGTCACGGGCGGCCTGAACGTCCTTGTCTCGCAGGGCCGATCCCTCAAGGAGGGCTTGCAATTTCTGCCCAGTGTCGCGCGCACCGCCGCTGCGACGGGCTCCGAGGTCGCTGACATCGCCAAATCGGCGGATGCTGTGGCGACCAACTTCAAGATCGCCGGCGGCGAAATGCAGAAGGCCTTCGACATCATGTCGGAGTCCGGCAAAGCCGGTCAGTTCGAGTTGCCGGACATGGCGCAGTATATTCCGGCGCTCGCGCCCGCCGCCGCCGCTGTCGGGTTCACCGGTACCAAGGGCTTGACCGAATTGCTGTCCATTCTGCAAATCATGCGGAAGGGCTCCGGCAGCTCGTCTGACGCCTATGTCTCGCTGAACAACATCTTGATGAAGATGGACAGCGACGAAACCCGCAAGAACTTCAAGAAGTTCGGTATCGATTCCTCGGCGGCGCTCGCGAAAACCCGAAAGGAAGGCGGCAACGTTGTCGAGACTTTCGAAAATCTGATCAAGATTGCCACCAAGGGTGACGACGCCAAGATCGGCGAGATCGTCAAGGATGCCGAGTTCAAACGCGGCGTTTTGGCTCTTCGGGCCTATGCCGGCGAATGGCAGAAGATGGCCAAGACTGTAGGCCAAACGGCGAACGGGTCGGTTGGCCGCGACTTGGAGCGCGTCACGGCAGATGCGCGCGCTCAGATCGACCGCATGATGTCAGCGATCGAAAATCGCGCCGTTGAGCTTGGCAGCGTCCTGGCGAAGTATGTCGTCTTGCCGCTCGATAAGTCCCTGCGCGATATCCAGGGTGGCAAGAACGAGACTGTCAATCGGGTCAACGGATGGGCAAGTAACTACGTCAACGACATCATTGCGAAGTCGGAACTCGACGGTGGAACGGTCCATGATTATGATCCGGCCTCGCGCAAAAAGATAAATGCGCGGAAGGAATATCTGACGCCGCAGAAAATTGAAGACGCCCGCTCGCGGATACGATCGGAAATTACTGATCTGGAAGCAAAACGTAAGCGGCTGGCTGACGACACCGCGTCCGGCAACGAGATACTTCCTGCGCATCTGTCTGAGGCAAACAGCTCTCGTGCTTCAGGTGATATCTCAGCGGTTGAAGGGCAGATTACCGCTCTGAGAGATCGTCTCCGTGACATTGAAAGCCTGGTTTCTACGATCGGCAGCCTCAATCAATCGCTCGCAGAAGTACAGGGTGCTCGCGACAAGGCGCTCTCACCGCGCATGTCGTTGTCCAATGTCTCGACCGATGTAGAAAGTCTCGCTGAAGCTGGCCGCAATGCTGGGCGGCAGTTTACCGAAGCGCTGACTGCTGAACTTGCCAGGGCAACTTCGGACATCGCCCCGCAGATTGCGCGTCTCAAGTCGATGATGAGCTTTACCAGCTCGCCCTCGATCAATCCTCGCGTCAATGGTAGCGTCAGCGGATTGCCGACCGGTTATCAGGGGGCCGAGTAGGCCTACCGCGGGGCTTTTCGCATTTCGGCCAGAAGCTCGCGGTGGCGCCTTTCCTCTCTGCGAATGCGGGATGCTCTAGATCCGAGCATTCCGGCTACTAACCATCCCGCGAGGAAAATACCCACACCCCATAGAGGGGCGAACACAAACACGTACGCGGCAACCGCTCCGGTTGCAGCGCCGACCAATGTGCCGAAGAAGCTGCCTTGCACCGCCGCAGAAACGGCGGGGATGGCCAATGCGATTAGCAGTACAATAAGCTCTGTAGGCACCGGCGCCCCCTCTTCCGGTGCATCATTCTAAAATCACAGCAGGGTTGTCCAGCGCGGCTCGAAGGGGGGTCGCCATTACCGACCCCCTTTGTACCTTCGTATGCCTCGATCGTTATCGCTTGCGCAGTCGGACGCCAGGCCCTTCGCCGTTCTCGGCGACGAAGATCACGCCGGCATCCTCAAGCGCGCGGCGGATCGCAGCCTCATTTGCTGGTGTAATGCCCAGCGGGCCGTCCGCGAGCTCAGCGCGCTTAACCGTCGAAGCCCCTACGCTAGCAGCTTGGGCCAGTTCCGCTGCGGACCATCCTATGAGTGAGCGGGCTGCGCGAACTTGGGCTGATATGAGCCTAAAAGGTTCAGGTGAACCCATATTGACCACTCCGGTA